GAAAGAAATCAAATGAGAAAAATAGACAAAATTATTATTCATTGCACAGCTACCCCTGAAGGTAGAGATGTTTCAGTAGGGGAAGTAAGACAATGGCACTTGGCTCAAGGTTGGTCAGATGTCGGATACCATTATCTCATAACATTAAATGGTACGGTTGAAGTGGGTAGACCCGAATCAAAAGTAGGTGCTCACGTTAAGGGTGAGAACAAACATAGTATCGGAATTGCATATGCGGGAGGAATGGATAAATCATTTAAGAATCCTAAAGACACAAGAACCCACGCACAGAAAGAAGCTTTTATATGGCTTATAGATGAATTAAAGAAAAGATATCCGGGCAGCACCGTTCACGGTCACAATGAATATACATCTTACAAGGCTTGCCCAAGTTTTGATGTATCTAAAGAAGGATACTAAGTATAGCAAAAATAGTAGTGTATATGGCAACCTTTCTAGTCCTTTTAAGTTTACTATCTATTTTCTTGTTCTCAGACATTAAATAAGTATTATTATCTGAGGCATCTTTTAAGACATCCTCACAAGACTTTAAGTTAATCTCTGCTATAGATACTAGCTCATATAGTTTAAGTTCCTTAGAAGAGCTTATAATAGCCTGTTCCATTAGGCTATCCTTTTGGATTAGCTCAATGTATATGTTATCCATCTGCTCAAGAGTGATGGCAACCAATGTGTCTCCGTTGTTATCTATTAATCCGACTTGCGAATAGGCTGATACGTTCAGAAGAAGGCAGTATATGATAATTGCTAACTTTCCTTTCATAATAAATTTTTACTGTATCTCTTTTAGAGTCCAAGCTATCAATAGACATATACACCGTATCGGCAGATATAGTATTGTATTTAGGTGATATAATCTTGTTCTCTTTTTTTTCAACAAACAATAGATTAGTTATAATGACTGTAGCTATAAGTGAATATAAAGCTATAAAAATAATTACCTGTGGGCTCTTCATACTGCAAAGATAAAAAAGTTTTATATTTGTAAAAAATATAATCAAATGAAAGAATTAAGTAAAGAAGAGCTAGAGCTATTACAAGGATTAGTAACAGAATATAATAATGTTAAAATTAGAATAGCTGACACCTTCATCGCACAAGATGCCTTATTAAAAGAAATCGAAGCAATGAAAGCTACTTATATTAAGGAAGAGAAAAAATTATTAGAAAAATACGGAGATGATGCAGTCATCAATGTGCAAACAGGAAAAGTAACAAATGGCGATAATTAGTACATACCCAATATCAGGTCAAGTTAACCTAACAGATATATTAATAGGTTCTGACGAACAAGATGCAAATAAAACTAAGAACTACACAGTAGAGTCTTTACTTGAGTTAGTTTCTTTAGTAGCAGTAACCCTTCCTGTATATGCAGACAATGCTGCTGCTGTATCGGCAGGACTAGCAGTAGGTAGAATGTATAGAAACGCAGGAGACGGGACAAGCTCTAGCGTTGTGTGCGTTGTTTATTAATGGGTATAATTAGAAAAATATCTATTGGACCTGACTATAAGTCGGGTGCTATGCACTATATAACAGGTCAGTCTGTCCTGAACAATAGTCATACAATACATTTAATTAAATTTAATAAAGAAAAAAAATCAATAGAGATATGGATACAATCCGGGCAAGAAGTATTTGTTTGGAAAGAGTTTAATGAAACCGTACCCGTATCTATTGAATACAACATAAACTTTTAATGAAATCACCGTTTTACTTTATAGTAAAGCCATTAAAAGGAAGACGATACGACAACACAAAAGAAATAGCAGGGCTAGAGCTTGTCGTTAGTACATCTGAAGAAGACCATATGTTTTCAAACAGATATGCTAAAGTTGTCGAGCTTCCAATCGGCTACACAGGAGAAGTTAAGGTAGGAGACACCTTACTCGTACATCACAACGTATTTAAGTTTTATAATGATATGAAGGGTAGGCAAAAAAGCGGAAGGAGCTTTTTTAAGGATGACCTATTTTTTGTAGATAATGAGCAGTTCTTTATGTATAAGAATGATAAGGGTTGGAACGCACACGATAGATATTGTTTTGTAGAGCCTATCAAAAAAGAGGATTCTGTTATATATAAGAATAGTGTAGAAGAGCCGTTAGTAGGTATAATGAAATATCCTAACGAGTATCTGACATCTATGGGATTGAATCCCGGGGATAGAATTAGCTTTACTCCTGATAGCGAGTATGAGTTTACGGTTGATGATGAAAAGCTATATAGAGTATACGACCATCAAATAACAATGAGCCTATGAACGTAAAGGAAACAAAGAAAAAAATAATTCAGGCAGGTCATAGAGCTGTTGAGCAGTTAATAAAGGTTGCTAAAGAAGATATTATAAAGCACGACCCGGAAGATGACTTAGCTGCCGATAAACTAAAGAATGCAGCAGCTACAAAGAAGTTAGCAATATTTGATGCGTTTGAGATATTAAATAGGATAGAACTTGAAAGGGAGGCGTTAGAGTCTGCCGAGAAAGGAAAAAGTAAGATAGATACAAAACAAGGATTTGCAGAACGAAGGTCAAAATAACTTATACGTCACACTAGAAGATTACGTTCCAAAGAGTGTCTTAAAAAATAAGAATAAGGCAAAAACGTGGAAGTATGGATATGACGAAAAGTATGATATGGTTATCATATCAAAGACCGGTGAAATAGGTGAAGTAGTCTCTATACAGGGATTGCCTATAGCATTACCACTAGTGCCTAAGAAGGTGTACAAAAGAAGTGGTAAGAAAGAGGAGCAGTATTGGCAGAGAGAAGAAATACCAAAAGACTTACAGAAGATTCAATCTATATTCCAATGGAACGATAAACCATCTGAATTTAAAGATAGGTGGGTTGATTATATTGAATCTGAATTTGATTCACGAGAGTATGGGCATTGGTTTATGAACAATGGCGTACCTACATATATGACAGGAGCACATTATATGTATCTGCAATGGACATCTATTGATGTTGGGTATCCTGACTATCGTGAAGCAAATCGTATACTATATATATTTTGGGAGGCTTGCAAGGCTGACAAAAGAAGTTTCGGTATGACATACCTTAAGATAAGACGTTCAGGGTTTTCTTTTATGTCATCATCTGAATGCGTTAATACAGGAACGCTTGCAAAAGATTCAAGGGTTGGTATATTATCAAAGACAGGTTCGGATGCTAAGAAGATGTTTACTGATAAGGTTGTACCCATAAACAGTAGGCTACCTTTCTTTTTCAAGCCTATTATGGATGGTATGGATAAGCCGAAGACAGAGCTTGCGTTCCGTATCCCGGCAGCAAAGATTACTAAAAAGAATATGTACGACACAAGCGATGATGAGTTGTTTGGGTTGGACACCACAATAGATTGGAAGAACACGGATGACAACAGTTATGATGGTGAAAAGTTATTATTACTAGTACACGATGAAAGTGGCAAATGGATAAAGCCAAATAATATTTTAAACAATTGGCGAGTAACTAAAACGTGTTTACGACTAGGTAGTAAGATTATAGGTAAGTGTATGATGGGTTCTACATCTAATGCACTTAACAAGGGTGGTGATAATTTTAAAAAATTATACAATGACTCTAATGTTTTAAATCGTAATTCAAACGGTCAGACTAAGAGTGGTATGTATTCTTTGTTTATTCCAATGGAGTGGAATATGGAAGGATTTATAGATAGGTTTGGGATGCCTGTATTTAGAACACCTGATAAGTCTGTACTAGGTGTAGATAATGAGATGATATCTCAGGGTGCGGTAGATTATTGGGAGAATGAAGTATCTTCATTGAAGAACGATGCAGATGCGTTGAACGAATTTTATCGTCAGTTTCCACGAACAGAGTCACACGCATTTAGAGATGAAAGTAAACAATCTATATTTAACCTAACTAAGATATATCAGCAGATAGATTATAACGATGCATTAATAAAAGAGCATCATATAACACGAGGTAGCTTCCATTGGAAGAATGGTGTTAAAGATAGCGAGGTTGTATTTAGCCCGGATAAGCGTGGTAGGTTCAATGTAAGTTGGACACCCAATAAGAATTTACAAAATAGGGTAGTTGACAGGAATGGGGCTAAGTATCCCGGGAATGACCATATAGGTGCATTCGGTTGTGACTCATATGATATATCAGGCACAGTAGGTGGTGGTGGTTCTAATGGTGCATTGCACGGGGTGACTATGTTTAATATGGATGAAGCACCAAGTAATGAGTTCTTTTTAGAATATGTAGCTAGACCACAGACAGCAGAGATATTCTTTGAAGAGGTATTGATGGCTTGCGTTTTTTATGGTATGCCAATACTTATAGAGAATAACAAACCACGTTTGCTGTATCATTTTAAGAACAGAGGCTACAGAGGGTTCTGTATGAATAGACCTGACAAGTCATATAATAAGTTATCAAAAACTGAACGTGAGCTTGGTGGTATACCTAACAGTAGTGAGGATGTTAAGCAGGCACACGCAGCAGCTATTGAGTCATATATAGAAAAGTATGTAGGGTTTGATGTGGAAGGTACATATAGAGACTCGGAAGACATAGGCTCTATGCCATTTACTAGAACGCTTGAAGATTGGGCTAAGTTTGATATAACCAATAGAACAAAGTTTGATGCTTCGATAAGTTCAGGGTTAGCAATTATGGCTACACAGAAGCATCTGTATGTGTCGGAGAAAAAACAATCAAAAATAAAGATTAACTTTGCAAAGTATAGCAATAAAGGAAATATTAGCGAAATTATTAGATGAACGATGTTAAAATAAACATATCATCTACAGGATTCCCTAGTCAATTTGTATCAGATGCCGAGAAGGCTACTGATGAATTTGGTTTGCAGATTGGACAAGCAATTCAATATGAATGGTTCAAGAAAGATGGGAGACAATGTAGATTTTATAGCCAATGGGGAGATTTTCACAGACTAAGACTATATGCTCGAGGAGAGCAATCTGTAGGGAAATATAAAAATGAGTTAGCCGTAGATGGTGACTTATCATACTTAAACCTAGATTGGACACCTGTTCCTATATTACCAAAGTTTGTTGACATCGTTGTCAACGGAATGTCTGATAGATTATTTAAAGTTAAGGCATATTCTCAAGATGCAATATCTCAATCTAAAAGAAGCAAGTTTCAGCAATTGGTTCAAGGTGAAATGCTTGCTAAAGATATATTAAAAAATATTGAGCAAAAAACGGCAGTTAACCCTTTTTCTGTAGACCCTGAAGAGTTGCCATCTACAGATGAAGAGTTAGCATTATATATGCAGCTTAATTATAAGCCTGCAATTGAGATAGCAGAAGAGACTGCTATTGATACAATGTTTGATGAAAATCATTACGATGACATTCGTAAAAGGATTGATTATGACTTAACTGTATTAGGAATCGGTGTAGCTAAGACAGAGTTTTTGCCGGGTTCAGGCGTAAAGGTTGAATATGTTGACCCTGCCAATATTGTTTATAGTTACACCGAAGACCCTAATTTTAAAGATTGTTTTTATTGGGGTGAGATTAAAACAGTTCCAATTATTGAGCTAAAGAAGATAGACCAAACTTTAACAAATGCAGACTTAGAAGAAATATCTAAATATGGGCAGTCTTGGTATGATTACTACAACGTAGCTCAGTATTATGATAATGATATATTTTATAGAGACACTACCACTTTAATGTACTTTAATTATAAGACAACTAAAAAGGTCGTATATAAGAAAAAGATAAAAGATAGTGGAGCTATATCAATGGTAGAAAAAGATGACCAATTCAATCCACCCGAAGAGATGATGGAGGAAGGGTCATTTGAAAAAGTAGAAAAAACCATTGATGTGTGGTATAACGGTGTTATGGTTATGGGTACTAATATAATACTCAAGTGGGAGATGGCTGAGAATATGGTAAGACCAAAGTCTGCTACACAGCACGCACTTCCTAACTACGTTGCTACAGCACCAAGAATGTATAAAGGTGTTATTGAGTCTTTAGTAAGACGTATGATACCATTTGCTGATTTGATTCAGATTACTCATTTAAAACTACAGCAAGTTATTGCTAAGGTTGTACCTGATGGTGTGTTTATTGATGCCGATGGATTAAATGAAGTAGACCTAGGTACAGGAGCAGCATACAATCCTGAAGATGCATTAAGACTATATTTCCAAACAGGTAGTGTTATTGGTAGAAGCTATACAGGCGATGGTGAATTTAACAACGCAAGAGTACCAATACAGCAGCTAACATCTAACTCAGGTGCATCTAAAACTCAAATGCTTATTGGTAATTACAATCATTATCTAAACCAAATCAGAAATGTAACGGGTCTTAATGAAGCTAGAGATGGAAGTATGCCTGACCCTGATTCGTTGGTTGGATTACAAAAACTAGCAGCAGCTAACTCAAATACAGCTACTAGACACATATTGGATGGAAGTCTTTATATGTACAGGTCACTAGCTGAAAGTTTATCTTACAGAGTTAGTGATGTATTAGAATATTCTGATTTTAAGGATGAGTTTATTAATAAAATAGGTAAGTACAATGTATCTATATTGGATGACATAAATGAGCTATACTTATATGACTTTGGAATTTTTATTGAAGTTTCTCCTGACGAAGAGCAAAAAGCAATGCTTGAGCAAAATATACAAGTAGCATTATCTAAAGGTGGTATAAACCTTGAGGATGCAATTGATATTCGTGAAATTAGAAATATTAAAGTTGCTAATCAATTATTAAAAGTTAAGCGTAAAGCAAAACAAGATAGAGAAGAGAAGATGGCTATGCAGAAGCAAGTTATGCAATCACAACAGCAAATGCAATCTCAGCAAATGGCTGCTCAAGCTGCTATGCAAAAAATACAAGCTGAGTCTCAATCTAAAATGCAACTTAAGCAAGCAGAGGTAGCGTTTGAAATAGAGAAGATGAAAAACGAAGCAATGCTCAAAGAAAGGCTAATGGATAAAGAGTTTAATCTTAATATGCAGCTTAGAGGAATCGAATCAGACCAACTTCAGAAAAGAGAAGATAATAGAGAAAAAGCTAAATCAGATAGAATTAGTCAACAAAACTCTGAGCAATCAAAACTAATAAATCAAAGAAAGAATAATTTACCACCTATGACCTTTGAATCTAACGAGGATAGTCTAGATGGATTTGACCTAGCTGAGTTTGAACCTAGGTAAAAAAACATAATTATTTTTTGTTTAATTTTGCATAAAATCAAATCAAATGGAAATTAAAGTAAAAGAAGTAGGTGTTGTTGAGGAAAAGTCTGTACAGCAAGTTGAACAGGAGTTACTCGAAAAGCACGAAGAAAAGTTAAATGAAGAGGTTGAATCTGAAGAAACGACTGATGTTGTTGCTCAAGAAGAAACCGAAGAAGAAGAAGATACAGCTCAACCCTCAGAGCTAAATGAGGAAAGCGTTCTTTCATTTATTAAGAATAAGTACGGAAGAGAGATTAGTTCTCTTGATGAGCTTACAGCAGCTCAGGAATCTGAAGAGATGCCTGAAGATGTTGCAGCTTATTACAAGTACAAAAAAGAAACAGGGAGAGGAATTGATGACTTTGTTAAGTTAAGCAAAGACTTTGATGAATTAACCCCTGATACATTGCTACGAGAATATCTTAGTGCAACCGAGGAAGGATTAGACTCCGAAGACATTGATATGTTAATGGATGAATATTCTTTCGATGAGGAGTTAGATGATGAGGCTGACATTAAGAAAATCAAAATAGCAAGAAAAAAGACTATTGCTAAAGCCAAGAAGTATTTCAATGAGCAGAAGGAAAAGTACAGAGTTCCCCTTGAGTCAAGCCGGAGTTCTATTTCTGAAAGTGATGCGAAAGACCTTGAGGCATATAAACAATATATAGAGTCATCAAAGACTTACGAAGAGACGATACAAAGAAAGCGTGATTGGTTTAATAAAAAAACTGACAACGTATTCGGAAGTGAGTTCAAAGGTTTTGAGTTCACGCTTGACGATAAAAAGGTAACGTATTCTCCGGGTGATGCTACTGAACTAAAGAAAATTCAATCTGACCCACAGAACTTTATAGGAAAGTTCTTAAATGAAGATGGACTTATCGAAGATGCAGTAGGATACCACAAGGCTTTGTCTATTGCAATGAATCCTGAAAAGTTTGCCAAGTTCTTTTACGAACAAGGTAAAGCAGAGGCAACTGACGATGTGATGCGTAAGACGAAAAACATTAATATGTCTGAACGCAAAACACCTGAAGTAACTTCTAAAGGCGGGATGCAAATTAAATCTCTCGGCAACGACTCGGGTAGAGGTTTAAAAATTAGAAGTAAAAAATAAGTTTAAAAATTAAAAAAGAAAAATTATGGCAGGAAGTGTTCAAACAACACCGGGGTTTGATTTGCAGCCAAGTGCACAGCAAATACCAACCGCAACAAATTATATTACCAACTTTGATTTCTTGAATCAGTATCTACCTGATACTTATGAGAAAGAATTTGAAAGATATGGTAATCGTACAATCTCCTCATTCCTTAGAATGGTAGGAGCAGAAATGCCTTCTAACTCTGACCTTATCAAATGGGCTGAGCAAGGAAGACTTCACATTAAATATGACAACGTAACCACTACAGCAATAGCAGGTGATGATACGGCTACATTTACAGTTGCAGATGCAGGAGTACCGGGTACTAGCCCATTAGTCCCTGCTGCTGATGTTTCTCTCGCTATTCGAGTAGGACAGACTGTAATGATTTCAGGTACTACAGGAAGCAACAAAGCTATCGTTACAGCAGTTGGTTCAGGTGCTACAAATGATGAGTTTACAGTTGCTTACTACGAGGTAGGTGGACAGGCTTTTGCAGCAGCAGAAGTTGTAAGCGTATTTATTTACGGTTCTGAATTTAAAAAAGGAACTGCCGGAATGGATGGTTCTTTAGAAGCTGATGATAGCATTTTTGAATGTTCTCCAATTATCCTTAAAGATAAGTATGCAGTATCAGGTTCTGATATGGCTCAAATCGGATGGGTAGAAGTAACTACTGAGAATGGTGCTACAGGATACCTTTGGTACTTAAAATCAGAGCACGAAACTCGTTTACGTTTTGATGATTACCTAGAGACTTCAATGATTGAAGCTGTTCCTATGGCTAATGCTGCAAATACTGCTTTAGCTAAAGGTTCTGAAGGTATTTTCTACTCAGTAGAGAACCGAGGAAATGTATGGTCAGGAGGTAATCCTTCTACTTTAGCTGATTTTGACAACATCATCAGACGATTAGATAAGCAAGGTTCTATTGAAGAGAATGTTATTTTCTTGAACAGAGAGTTTGGTTTTGATATTGATGATATGTTAGCAGCTCAAAATTCTTACGGTGCAGGTGGTACGTCTTACGGACTATTTGACAACGATAAGGATATGGCTCTTAACTTAGGTTTCACAGGATTCCGTAGAGGTTACGATTTCTACAAGACTGATTGGAAATACCTAAACGACCCAACTATGCGAGGTGGTCTTCCAACAGGAGGTGAAGTTGTAAACGGATTATTAGTACCTGCGGGTTCTACTACTGTTTATGACCAAGTTCTTGGAAAGAACGCTAAGCGACCTTTCTTACACGTTCGTTACCGAGCTTCAGAAACTGAAGATAGACGTTACAAAACGTGGATTACAGGTTCAGCAGGTGGTGCAATGACTAGCGACCTTGATGCAATGGAAGTACACTTCCTTTCTGAGAGAGCTGTATGTACTATGGGTGCAAACAACTTCTTCCTCTTTAAAGACTAGGAGTAACTAATATTATAAGGGGTGTGAAACATCACCCCTTTTTTTTAAAATTGTAAATTAAATTAAATGAAAAATAAAAAAATAGCTGTAGATAAAACCTACAGATTAAAATCAGACAGAGCTCCCTTATCGTATATGATACCAACGAAAAGTTCTAGGAGCTACTCATTACTTTACTTCGATGAAGAAAAGAATGAAAACAGACCACTTAGATATGCTAGAAACCAAAAGTCTCCATTTGAAGACGAGCAAGATGGCAATGTAATTTTAGAGCCAATTGTTTTTGAAGATGGTTTTTTGAGAGTTCCTAAAAACAATCCTGTGCTTCAGGAATTTTTACATTATCATCCTATGAATGGAAATAGATTCGTAGAAGTCAATCAAGCTAAAGATGCAGAAGAACAAGTTGAAGTGTTAAACTTAGAGGTAGATGCACTTGTTGAAGCGAGTAAACTATCTATTGAGCAGATTGAATCATTGTCTCGTGTATTATTTGGTAGAGATACTTCTAAGACATCTACTGCTGAATTAAAAAGAGATATATTAATTTTTGCTAAAAGCAATCCAAGTGACTTTTTAGATGCTATTAATGACCCAACAGTTAAAGTTCAAGGTACAGTACAACTGTTTTTTGATAAAGGGTTATTAACCTTTAGAAGAAACAAAAAAGAGATATGGTTTAGTACACCATCTAATAAAACAAGAATGCTTGTTGTGCCATTCAATGAAGACCCATTGTATTTAGCAACATCATACTTGCAGAGTGATGAAGGAATTGACTCACTAAAAATGCTTGAGAACCTTATAGAAGGATAACGAGCATATATAGTATATATTACAAGAGTCCGATTTTCCATCGGACTCTTTTTTTTTGTTATCTTTGTACAAAAGTTTATTATGATAAACTCAGTAAGAAATACAGTCTTTTCGGTTCTTAACAAGAACAACTATGGATATATATCTCCACAGGATTTTAATCTGTTTGCTAAGCAAGCACAACTAGAAATCTTTGAGAATTACTTTAGTAATTACAATACGGCTATAAATAAAGAGAACGCTAGGATATCAGGGTCTGAGTATGCTGATATGACAAAAGGCATTGAGGAGTCTATAGATACATTCTCGACAATAAGAAACTTTGACCAAAAAGCATTTAATAGATACTTTACGCCATCTCAATTAACTACAGGAGATGATTACTATTTATTGAATAAGGTATTGGCATATACTACGTTTGTAAAGAGTGGTATTAGTGGAATTAGTCCACAGCCATTTACGATGAGAGATAGTGGCTTTGCAGGAGTGGTTGCTGTTGGAGACATTTTAGTAAACCTAGAATCATTAGAGCAAACAATAATTACAAATGTTTCTAATGATATATTAAACCTAGAGGATAATATATTCCCTCCTCCTTCTTCAGGTATTGATTACTCAATATTTAAACCTGAGAACTATGAGGTAGAAAAGGTAACAAATAGCAAGATTAGTATGTTAGCTAACTCATTGCTTACTGCACCTAGCAAGATGTTCCCTGCGTATTCTTTAAATACTGATTCGGTAACAGTATTGCCAAAAACAATAAACAATCCCGGGCAGGTATTTAGTCAGTATATTAGATATCCTAAAGACCCTAAGTGGACATATAGTACACTTGCAGGAGGACAGCCTGTATTTGACCAATCACAATCAGATTACCAAGACTTTGAGTTACCAATTGATGATGAGGTAAATTTAGTAATTAAAATACTTCAATACTCAGGTATACAGATAAGAGAAACTCAGGTATATCAGTTTGCTAATTTAGAAGAACAAAAAGATAATCAACAATAATGGCATATATATCACAGTATCAATATTATGAAAATGGGGGAGCAGCTCCTGAAGATGCGAATTGGGGTTCATACCAATATGTCAGCTTGTATGATATAGTCAACAACTTTATGTTGATGTATTCAGGAAACCACTCACTTGTAAATAACGAGGAAAGATTTAAGGTATTGTTTCACGCAAAGCGAGCAATACAAGAACTTAATTACGATGCGTTTAAAGAGCTTAAAGTATTGGAGTTGAATGTGAATGACTCTTTACGATACATATTGCCTTCAGACTACGTTAATTGGGTTAGAGTTAATATATACAAGGATGGTTTACTTAGACCGCTAACTGAGAATATTCAGATAAACTCTTCGCTTGCATATTTACAAGACAATAATAATAGAATATTATTTGATTCTGATGGTAATGCATTATCGCCACAGTTTTCTCAGATTGATTTAGATAGAATTACAAACCAAAAGAAAAGTATCTACCTTAATCAAGGAAGTCAATTTGATGGGATGGAAGGATACTATTACGAAGGTAATTGGTATTTTGATTATGCTATCGGTGCACGATATGGTTTAAATACAGAAACAGCAAATATAAACCCTACCTTTAAGATAGATAAGGCAGCAGGTGTTATAAACTTTAGCTCAGGTATGAGTGGAGAGCTTTGTATACTTGAGTATGTATCTGATGGTATGGAAGGTGGGGATGACTCTAAGATTAGTGTAAATAAATTATTTGAAGATTATGTGTATGCATATATCGAATACGCAATATTAAATAGTAAACTTAATGTGCAAGAGTACGTTGTACGAAGAGCACAGAAAAGAAAAACTGCTTTATTGAGAAACGCTAAGATAAGAATAAGTAACATCCACCCGGGTCGATTGTTAATGAATCTAAGAGGTCAAGATAAGTGGATAAAATAATATGGCGAATATTACAAGAAACTTCATAAAAGGTAGAATGAATAAGTCGGTTGATGAACGACTTATCCCTGATGGCGAATACATAGATGCAATCAATGTTCGTATGGGGTCTACGGAAAGCTCTGAGATTGGTGTAATAGAAAACACTAAAGGCAACTTATCTTTAACAGCAATACAATACAAAGGCACACCTTTAAGTACAGATGCTAGATGTATTGGTGCGTATGAGGATGGAGCTAATGAAACAATATATTGGTTTATTCACGATAGTAACTATCCTGTATCTATTGAAGCACCACTTGGTATAATTGATTTGATAGTATCATATAATACTTTAACTAATCAAATAGTATATCATCTTATTAGTGTAAATAAAAATGATGTTATTACAACACTAAACTTCAATTCTGATTACCTTATAACGGGTGTAGATTTAGTAGAAGATTTATTATTTTTTACAGATAACATAAATCCACCAAGATTTATTAATGTAAAAAGAAACTACCCTGACCCTGCGTTATTTACTATAATTTTAACGAAGGCTTATGATTACAACGTGCAGCCTAAAATATTAGAGGAAGAGCTACAGGTTATTAAAAAACCACCTTTGTTTTCTCCTTCTGTTGATTTAGTTAAAACATCTTCCGAAGAAAGTTACTTAGAAGACAGATATATATGTTTTGGTTATAGGTATAGATATGCTGACAATGACTATTCGGCAACATCACCATTCTCTCACCCTGCTTTTTATCCTGAATCATTTTCATATAGTTTAGACACTACTGTAAATGAAGGTATGATAAATAGATTTAATACTGCTAATGTAACTATAAATACGGGAGGACCGTTAGTAAAAGGTATTGATTTATTATTTAAAAGTGCACAAGATGGAATAATAAAGGTAATAGAAAAGTTAGATAAATCTGATTTAGGATTAGCCAATAATTTTGACTACACCTTTGCGTTTGATAATAGCAACATATTTACCATACTTCAAGATTCTGAGATATTAAGATTATATGATAATGTACCTAGGTTTGCTTTAGCTCAAACAATAATGGGTAATAGGCTTATCTATGGTAATTATATAGATGGTTTTAATCTTTCTAGGGGTCTTGACCCAACTAGAATTGAGTATTTTGTAGATTTAATTAGTGAAAAAGATGTTATTACTGAAGCTGATGAAACTATTTCATCTACAAATTTTTCTATCCCCGGGTTTTTTCCTACTATAGTAACTGACGGTAAAGTTGATTTTGATTTTTCCAATATACCAAATTCAGATTTAGTTAAAGGAGCTAGTATTGTTTTTGATTTTACAATACAGCACGAGCAATTTGAAACACAGCCAACAGGTCCTCAACCTGATTCGGGCGAAGAAACACCTGAAACTACTTTATCGTTTATTTTTACGTTACCTAAAGACTACAATAATATATATGAATTAGCAAATAGTAATGATTTTAAAAATACTATTGGGATTGGCGGTTCTGCTTCTAACAGAAATATACTGCCTATTTTTTCTTCAAATCCTGCCGACCCTACATCTTGTAATGGCACTAGATTTACGGATTTTTTTAATTGCTCTATACCCGATACACTATCTACAGACTTAGGTAGTGCTACTAAATTTACTAGTGGTACAGGTACAATTGGAAATAAAGCCTTAGACGGAGGACCTGACAATAATCAATCAGTAGATGTATTTACTAGCACTAGTAATAATATTATAACTTTTAGGTTTCCTTATGTTAAGTTTGTTTTAGACACATCAGACCCTGACGGAACTGATAAATATTTTTACGAATTTTATAAAATACTTAATGCAGAGGCAAGTTTTTCTGTATTAGGAAATATAGAAAGTCTTCATAGTAATAGAAACTATGAGGTTGGTATAGTTTATATGGATGAGTTTGGAAGGTCATCAACAGGTCTTGTTAGTGATAACAATACGGTTAGCATTCCTTGCTCTGAATCTTCATCTAAAAACTATATAAAAGCAACTATACCCACAACGCAAATCGCACCTGAATGGGCTACTCATTATAAATTTATTATCAAACCTGATGAAGAAAATTACAATACAATATTCAGTAGTATGTATTTTTCAGGAGATAAAGATGGGATGATTTACTTTTTGCTTGACGGAGAAAATTCATTAAAGGTAGAAAAGGGAGATAGGTTAATTGTAAAAAGAGATGGTCTTGGTGGTACATCAAGATGCATATATGCTACTGTATTAGATAAGGAGGTTTTTGCTAGTAATGAAATAACCAATGGTAATCCGGCAGGTCCTTATATGAAAATTAGCCCAAATTCAATAAATGTAACTCAAGATGTTAATGCTGTAATTGATTCGGGGTTAAAATCTGACGAAGCAAGGACTAAGCAAACCTGTGCAGGGTTTAATATTGATATGTCTTTTAACGATAGTAATCAAGATTTTGATGTTCCACAAGGTTCTCGTGTTGAAATGTTTTTTTCATTCAGCAGAAACGGGAGTGGTGGTAATTGCGAGCAAAGAGTTTACGAAATTAGTATAGAAATTATAGCTACAAGAGATTATCCTAATTTTCTTGAATTTTTAAATGGAGAAAACTTTCAATCATATTTAAATGACCCCGATGTTAATATAGGAGGAACTTTAACGACTTGGAGTGGAGAAGTTCAGGCATACGGATGCTCTCTTTATACAAATGAAATTTGGTGGAATCAAGGAAACCAAACTACCTCTTCAAGCACATTAAATATTTTAGGTTCTTATGCTTGTGGTAGCACAAAAAACAGAAGAGGTGTAACGCAAGCTAGAATAAAAGTTATTAGGTCTGACAATGCTGTTGTTTTTGAAAGTGAACCTCAAGATTCATTACCTAATGTGTGGTACGAGTCTGCTGAAACATATGAAATATATGAATATTTTGACATACCAACAGGTATAAGATATCCGGGGTTACATAAAGGGAATGTTGATAACCAAACAAACACACAACCTGCAATTATTAATACAGATTTTTTTAACTGCTATTCGTTTGGGAATGGAGTTGAAAGCTATAAAATTAGAGATTCAATTGTAGGTAAAACTTTTAACCTTGGCAATAGAGTTTTAACTACTAGTGAAAAAGAATTTAAAGAGGCACATAGATTTGCTGACCTTACATATAGTGGTGTTTATAATCAAGAATCTAACTTAAATAAACTAAATGAGTTTAATTTAGGATTACTAAACTTTAAACCACTAGAACAGTCATTTGGTACTGTACAAAAACTTTTTGGTAGAGAGACTGATATACTTACATTGCAGGAAGATAGGATATCTTATGTACTACAAGGAAAAAACTTATTATCAGATGCAGGAGCAGGTAGTGCATTAACATCAGTACCTGAAGTTTTAGGAACTCAAATTTCTCGTGTAGAGGAGTATGGCATATCTAACAACCCTGAGAGTTTTGTACAATGGGGTGCAGACAAATACTTTACAGATGCTAAGCGTGGTGCTGTAATACAGCTTAAGGGTAGTGCAGCTCAGAATGAAAAACTAACGGTAATATCTGAACAAGGTATGCGTAGTTGGTTTAGAGACTTATTTATAGAGTCGTTTGAGACTCAAAAGCTAGGTGGGTTTGACCCGTATATGGATGAGTATGTTCTTAGCTCTAATGACATATTAAAACCAAGTGAAATAGAATGTGACCCTTGTGGTGTTGGAAAAACATTTAAAGTTATAGAGACAGAATCTACTACATACTGCGTAGATGTAGGAGAGTTTGTGGGAGATATTGATATTGAATATCAAGTCATAGAAGACTCAGCAACTACCCCGGGATTCTCAATCAATGCAAATTACAATGGAACTGACTACAATACAGGAACGGTAACAGCAGGAGGAACACTTACGTTCCCTAAGCAATCTGTTTCTGAGCAGTTTGTTTATATAACGGTGTTGTCAAATGATACGACTACTTTACAGGTATTAGTAAATTGTCCTGATGCTGAAGAGATAAAAATAATTAATGTATGCTTCACAGGGGATGACGAGGCAGGGATGTTTATACACAACGAATACAGATGGACAGATGGAACATTTACATCTCCATTGCATTCAGAGTCAGTTGAGTTTGCAACGGGAGCTAATAATCCATTGGTATCTCAATATCAAGAAGTGGCAGGAAGACAAGGTGGTGGCATTATACCATCTGATACAGCTACCGTAAGATTAATATGCAACAAGCTAACAACCGATGATTTTGTTTTTGATGAAACAAGTGATAGGTTTAAATATTTGAGAACTAATACACAATATCTCAATACTGATGTTGATATGCAGGCATTATTGGCAGCAGCAACAACAGCTACACCAATAGACAATACAGGTGCACCAAACACATACTTTGCCGAGTTTAATATGCCGGCTTCAGGTAGCTACTTGTATTTAATTTGGGATTATAGAACAATTACTGAAACGAACGACTTATGTTATGGAGCTACGGAATCAAACGCCTGCTGCTTATGTTAAAAAATTAAATTATGCCTACATACTACTTAAACGGAACAACACTAGAAAACTCAACGGCAGTTTTTGACGATGACGAATTGACTACCTGTTCAGCAGATGGGTTTTACTCTGACGGCAATATTGTTCGTGAGCAGGTTAGTTGCCTGTTGTTACCAATAGTACAATGCCCTGAATGCCTAACACCTTGTGGAAGTAGTTCTATAGTAGGTAGCTCTACTGTGGCAAGGCTATTTACATTAAATATAGATTTAGGTAACGCTGTTTCTGATGTGGGTGCTGTTATAATAAAATTTGCACCGGCTTCTACACCTGTTGGTATTAAAGCCACATATGACGGTGTTCTTTACAATAAGGTAAGTTCTCCTGTAGACGGATATCACGGAAGCACAGTACCTAATAGCTACACATATTTGGGTAATACTTTAGATGGATGTGTTCCTGTAGCAGGAAACCTATATAGTAATATACCTATATATAACCACGTTGATGGAACAGGATTTGTAGACACCGGTAATGTACAAAGCATTACTCCTCAAGCAGGAGAGCTTAGTCTTACTACGGCAGCAGTACCGGGGACTACAGTTATGGTTGTGCCTAAACTTACGGCTGACCCTCAGGCTATATTGTTAGAATTTGCTAACCTAACAGCGTGTCCAACAAATTCATTTGGAGTTATAGTTGAATGTCCTACGCTTTTAACGGGATACTCTTCAAGTCTTGGTGCTCCTGATTTTCCAACTGCCTGTGGGTATACGGTAGGGTTTACATATTATAATGCACCGGTATCAGGAACAGCAGGAAACCCTGCTATAAATGATTGGGTGTTCCAAGATGCATATGGTCAATATCCATTATCGCAAGGTTTTTATAAAATAAATGCAACTGAATATATTGAGGTTGATGCAAACGGAGTAGTAATAAATAGAGCAAACTGTTAAGATATGGCGAATTATACACTAACATACGATGAAGGGGTACAGGGATTCCCATCCTTTTATACCTATTATCCTGATTGGATGATAGGAATGAATAATTACTTTTATACTTTCAAAGGGGGTAACCTTTACCGCCACAATGTAAATGAAAATAGAAACACGTTCTATACTGACTTTTGGACTCAGGTAGGAACTCCTGACGAGGCTTTCAAGCCGTCTAAAATGGAAAGTGTATTCAATGTGTCGCCACTAGAGAATAAACTCTTTAAAACTCTTAATTTAGAGGGAGACGATAGTTGGGCAGCTACTATTAAAACAGACATACAAGATTCAGGGTTTATAAATGCAGATTACTTTGAAAAGAAAGAGCAGAGTTGGTTTGCGTTTGTCAGAAACGAAGGGCTAGGTTCATCACCTGCTGCTTTGCCTGAGTTTTCATTGCGTTCACTAAACGGAATAGGTAATAGTACAACAGTAGTTATTGGTGCAGGTATTGCTACAATAAACTTTGCAACAACAGTTCAGATAGGAAACATATTAAGTGTTGATGACTACTTCTACTTCTTGTCAGCTACTAACGAGCCTGTGTATGCAGGAAATGTAACAGCCATTAATGTAAACCTTAGAGGGGGTGTTAATAATGTTATTATAGATACATCACCTGCCGGTACTACACCGATACCAACAAACGTAGAGACCTTCTTATTTATCAAGAACTCAGTTGCTGAATCTCACGGAGTATTAGGGCACTATGCAGTATTTGATTTAACATATTCAGAAAACACAAAGGTTGAGTTATTTGCTGTTGAGTCAGAGGTTATGAAAAGTTTCCCTTAATTTTATTATCTTTGTGGTCAATGATGTTTGACGTTAAGCCATTATCCGAAACTGACTATGACGATATACTTGTAGATTGGTGGAAAGATTGGGGTTGGGCAGCACCTCCAAAATCATTCTTACCTGAAAATGCTACGGGTGGTTTTATGGTTTATGACGAAGACATTCCTGTATGTGCAGGTTTTATATATAGAACTAACTCGGAAGTTGCTTGGGTTGATTGGATAATTTCTAATAAAAACTACAGAAAAAAACCAAACAGGTCAATGGCTATAGAGTTATTAATAAATACGTTAACAAAAATATGTAAGATGAATGGTGCATCAATAGCATATGCTCTAATAAAACACAGAGGTCTGATAGATGTCTACAAAAAGTTAGGGTATGTTGAGGGAGATAGCTATTCATCTGAAATGATAAAAAAATTATAATATGGCAGTAGCAACGGCATTAACAGTAGCATCAATAGGTGTAGGATTAGGGCAGGCAGGAATGAGCTTTGCTCAGGTTGGAAAAGAAAAAAGAAAAGCAAAAGAGGCAGAAATAAATGCACAACGAGCACTTTCTGCTGCAAATAAAGATTTAGAAAAAAATTACGCAGAGCAACTTTCTATTTATAAAGAACCATATGAGTTAGAAAGAGAAGCCTTAATGGTGACAGGTGCACAAGCAATCGAAGGTCTTAGAGAAAGCGATAGAGGTCTTGCTAGAGTTCCTGCTGTTCAACAAGCAATTCAGCAAGGTCAAAGAAAAATTGCTACAGCAATGGGAACAGAAGGGCAGCGTATAAAAGAACAAGTTGTTGGAGAAGATATGAGACTTCGTGACCTAAGAACTCAAATTCAATTAGGAGAAGTTGCAGGTCAGCAGATGGCACAAGCAGATGCTGAAGAAGCAGCAGCACAATATATGCAGCAAGGGATGCAAGGTATACAACAGGCTTCAATGGCAGGGTTAAGTCTTTTGCCTGAAGCAGCATTTGACCCAAATATAGCTGCTATGAATAAGCAGAAACGTATAAATAATAGATACCTTAGAACAGGGAGGGGCTCTTATACACCATTAGCAGACACAACAGCATAACGTATGGCAACTAAATTTGGATATGTAGAAAGAGATGCGAACACTCGAGTAAATTGGGGTGATATTGGAAAGAGCTTCTCAGATATGCTTATCACCACAAGAGAAAAGGGTGAAGCAGAATTTAAGGCACTTGACAACTTAGCTACAGTAGCAGCTGATGTCGAAGTTCCATTAGGTGCTAACACCACTTGGAATCAGATTTTTATGGACAATGCTAATGACATAAAAGCATTTAGCGTTTCAAATAATAAGGCTTGGAAAAATGGAGACATTACAACATACGAATACCAACGAAGACTTCAAAATCTTACGGACAACTCTGACCTTCTTATAAAAACACAGCAGAACCTAAATAAACAATATGCTAATCTTGTAAAGTCATCAACTGACGGTACTATGTCTGATTATACTCGTCAGAATATGGACAACCTAATGAGGTTTACAAACTTAAATAACACAAGGATTGTGATTCAAAAGGATGGAAATATGGTTGGCAATAAAGTTATTTCTGACGGGAAAGGTGGTTTTGTGAACAGTACAGACCCTAACGATACCGTTAGCTTACAGGCTTTTGGTAATATTTTCCTGCAAGACGTAAAAGAATTTGATTCAAATGCTGCGTTAGATAAAGTTGTCAATAAGCTAGGAGATTACGAGTATGTATTTAAAGAGCTTGCAACTTACGCAAAAGCAGGGACGTTATTTAAAGTAAAAGATATAACTGCAATGGATTCGGATGCTTTTGTTAGCAAAGAGATTAAAGAGGCAGGGAATGCCTTTCTTGAAGCTGAAGAAGCAGCACTAGGTGAAATAATGGCTGACCCATTTCAAGCTGTTTCTGTTTTGATGGATGGAGTCGGTGGTTTTACAAATTGTAAGCCGGGAGAAGATTGCAAGGGTTCTAAAAATATAAAGCAGGAATATACAGAAGGTGGTCTACTAATGCCTTCCCTTACTGAAGAACAAATAAATATGGGTAAAGATTTCCTTAGAAGTCAATTCAGAGCTAAGCTAGACAGAACAGTAGCAGCAACTAGCACAGGAAGAGTAACTAGACCTTCGTATAGAGGCGGAGGCGGAGGCGGAGGCGGAAATAAAATACCAAAATCGGCTGAGCTTTGGAATAATATATATGCTGCATCTCCTGAGCAACAAAAAATTCTTATGAAGCAATTAGCTAGTACGGACCGAATGGTAAAATTAGGATATAAGGGAGGGAAGTTTGTTGAGCTAACAGACCCTGTATCAAATTTAAAGTATAAAGCATTGGAGGTTTATTACGATGATGCAAGCGGAAAAGGAAAAACAAAAACAGGTAAGAATTCTATTCCACTTCAAATAATTAGAAAAGATAAAGATGGAAATTATTTTGTTGCTAACCCAACTAAAGCAGAATGGAATCAAATGGGTGAAGACTTTAATGGTGGTGCTAACATAAGACCTGCCGAGGGAGAGTATGTGGCAACAGAAACAGGAATAGAAGCATTTAGCGATGACCCTGTTAGAGATGCTAAAGACTATATTCGTGCAATGAAAACTAAGATTGTTGATGAAGAAGGAAAATTTAATTCTGACGAAGGAGGGTTTACAGAAGATTTTAATAAGTATTATGAAAACTTAGGTTTTAAAGCTCGTGATACTTTTGACCCGGGATTTAATAAAGCAAGAATTACGAACACGGCAGACGATTCTTTTATTGATGTAAATCTTGATAATGAAGACGAATTAAATGATTTGATAAACTTTATGAACACGGGTTTATTAGATGAAGTTGCAGAAAACTTTATGTCTTCATTAACTGAGGGGGCAGCTACAGGTAAAAAATATGTAGGCTTAGATGCGAATGGGAATCCTATTTATGAATAGATTTAAAAAATGGAAGAAGAATTAATCTTAACTAAAGATAGACTCAGTCAATTAGACTCCAATATCAGAAAAATGATAGAAAATGGAGCTAGTCAAGAAGATGTTATTAATTATGCTAAAGATTTTAAGGAAAAATTTGGCGTAAAAAAAAAAGAAGAATCAGAGCCTTCTTTGGAGACAGAGGTCGTTACGGAATCTATTACAGAGCAAGCTCCGGCAGAAGATGGTTTATCGGTATCTCAACAAGATGAGAGCATATTTGACCCAATGGCTGTTGAGCCTGAAGTTGCACCTGCAACAGAGCAGCAAATAGCAGAGCCTTCTATATCTCAAGAGCAAGTTCAAAGACTAGACGAAGCCACTCCAAAAATATCACCCGAGCTAACTACAGAAGAAAGGTTAGCTGAGCAGCCCTATGTTTCTCCTGAAGAACTCTCTAGGATGGCTAGAGAAAAAAGCAAGGAAGATGAACTTATATATCTTCCCCAAACAGGTGAAACAATATCTAGAAGAGACCCGTATAAGGGCACTATACTAGCAGAAAGAAAGTCAGAGTTTGATGACTTACAAGAATCATTAAGTCTTATTGATGATGAAAAAATTGAGAGTCAAGAAGAGATTGTAGTTCCGGAAATGAATTATAATTTTGGGCGTTATGGTTTTACATTTGAAGAAACAGGTGGTGGAGATGCTATGGTGGTTACTTCTGCTAATAGAAAAAAACTATATGTGAACTTAGACCCTTTTTTAGGATTAAACTCTAAAGAGAGTGCAAGAGAGCTTAGGAATTTTATTAGAGAAAACAAGACAGAACTGAAGTCTGCAAATCAGTTGGTCAAAATAAAAGACGAAAGCAAAGTTAAAGATGCTGTAGCTGTATTAAATGCTCAAACAGAAAAATTTTACAAGCAAGAAAAAGAGCACATAAAGAGAATAGCTGAATACAACGAATCGTATAAAAAATTTGAAGGGTTAACTTTCCAACAACTGCAAGCTGACCCTGAGCTTTATAAAGAATATTTATCTTTTCAAGAAACTCAAAAGAATTTATTAGCAGAGCAAAAAACAATAGACCAAAGACAAGAGCAATTAAAATCAAAGGGAGCTGAGCTAGATAGATTGGTAGGAGAATACACCACAATGAAAGGAAAGCAAGGTACTTTTTTGGGTGGTATGGCTAAAGAATTTAGGAAAGGTATTGCATTAATGGCTACTGAATTAATTAGTCAGGCACACGATGTAGATGTTTATGTAGACGAGAACGCAACTATGTCTGAAGAAGACTACGTTAAAGCTATATCTAAAATCGCAAAAGATGAAGGGCTAGTAGATAAAGACGAAAACTTAGAAGGGCTTAGCAAAGAGGAGTTGATTAAAAAGTTAGGAGGAGACACTAATGATTTGGTGTATGTAAAAAATCTATTTAAGGTTTTTGGATTAGCTACAAAAAGTACCGAGGCATCCATTGCTGCATATTCAGCTTTAAAAGACTCAGGAACTCCTTTTGATAGAGCTAATAGAAAGTTAATAGATACCATAAAGAAAGGGTATCGAAGAGGTATTGTTGGTGGTGATGCAGATTATTTTCAATTAGAACAAACATTAAAACCAAAAACACGAAGTAGATTTTCTGAAACAGCAGACTATGCTGAAGAGCAAAAAACTTTATTAGAGGGTGTTAATGATGTAATTGACGATGTATTAGATTATATACCTATAGATGCTCCTGAAGCATCAAAAGAGTTTGTTGAACAAGAAAGACAAAAAGGAATAATAAAACAAGGTCTTTATGGCTTAGCTCAGTCATTACCTGCCTTTGTTGGAGGGGGACCTTTTAGTAGAAGAGCTAGATTGTTTTTAACAAATACAGGATATGTGAAAGAAGAAATGGAAAAAAACCCTGAGTTTGAGAACATTTCTGAGAATGAAAAAAAATTAATCACTATTCCTATAGCATTAGCAAGTGCTTATTTAGAAGAAAGAGGTTTAAGGAACGTACTTTCTCAAAGAGGTTTCCTTTCAAATCTATTATTGCGTGTATTTAAAAAAGTTCCAAAAGGAGCAACGGCTAAGACATTTCAAAGATTTGTGGCTGAAGAGGTGGAAAGTGCAGCAGCTCGTGGTTCATTGATAGTTGGCTCGGGTGCTTTAGCTGAGTTTGAAACAGGTTTTTCTCAACAGTTGGTTGAGTTGGGAGTAAAAGAAATATACAATCAGGTAAAAGAAAAAGATATGTTTAACACACCTGACAGTATTGGTGGTTGGTTAAAGCAATCTTTTGAAGCAGGTTTAGCTGAAGCTGTAGGTGGTTTTACAATGGCTACAATACCTGCTAGTGTATCTGCTATAAAAGGTAAAAGATTAAGAACGGTTTCAAATGAACAATTTGACCTATTCAAATCTATACTGAAAGACCCTAACTACAAAGATATGTATATGACAGACCTGAAGCAAAGAATTGCATCAGGCGAGCTTACAGTAGAGCAGGCTAAGGCTGAAGAGAAAGATTTCAATAGAATACAAGCAGCAGCTCAGCAAATACCTGATGGGTATACAGAGCAACAACAAAAGGCTGCATTAGAGTTATTGTATCAAAAACAAGAACTAACAGAACAGATAGAAGGCAAAGACCCTCAGTTGGTAAAATCAAAGCAAAGACAACTTGACGAGGTTAATAAACAGTTGGAGAACATTTTAGAAACCACGGAAACTGAACAGGAGATAGAGGAATCTATACCTGAGATGAAACCAAAGACTGAAGAAAAACAAGAACCTACTGACATCGAAGTATTTTTCCAAGAGCAAGAAGGTAGGGAAACTATAAGTGAAAACTTATTTGTAAATAATAAAGGTAAAGATAAATTAGCTCCTGAAAAAATTAATAAAGCAAGAAAAATTGTTTTAACAGCAGCCAAGCAAGGTGCTAAGTCTATTGCTAAGTTACTTCCAAACACACAAATTATATTACACGAAACTCAAGAAGAGTTTGAAAGGTATACGAACAAAAAAGGTAAAGGTAGTATTGATTTTAAAAAAGAAGGAGGTTCTACAATTCATATTAATCTTGAAAAAGCAACAGCGAGTACAGTACCGCACGAAATATTCCACGCTATATTTTTAGATAAAGTAAAGACAGATAAACGTGCTCAAAAAGTAGCAAACCAAATGGTACTGTCTGTTAAAAAAACATTACCAAAAAATAGTGAATTAGCAAAACGAATAGATGCTTTCTCTAAACAATACACAGGAGAGCTGCAAGAGCAACAGCAAGAAGAGTATGTAGCTGAGCTTATTGGTTTATTATCTTCTAATGAATTTAATTACACGCAGCTATCTAAGCCTGCAAAAAATAAAGTAATTCAGTTCTTCAAAGACTTGGCTAAAGTATTCGGTATAAATTTAGGACAAGATTTTGGTAAGACAGATGAAAGTGTTATTGATTTAATAAATACACTAGCACAAAAAACTAGAACAGGCGAGGAGCTTACCGAAGAGGATGTTTTAGATATTGAAACATTAGACAATGGAACTAATCCAATAGGAACTCCAACCGAAATAAATCTTCCTTCAGAAAGAAGTCAATTACAGTTTAAAGAAAGTTATGAAAATTCATTAGTTACTCCTGATAAAAGTTTTGATTTCTATAAACTACTTGAAGATATAGCAGCAAAAAAACAAAAGGTATGGTTTTGGGTAGCAGACCAATTGGGTATTAATCAAGAAACAGGTATTGATGGAGGTCCTTCTTTTGCTCATCAAAAACCAAATGATATTTGGGCAAGTAGTATGTCTGCTAAAGGCATACAGAGAAATATAGATAAAGCAGATTATATATTTATAATAAGTGGCTCGCCAACTGTGAGTAAATTATTTAACAAAGCTGCTTATGATTTTATTACATCTAAATTAGGGGATTTTAATGATTTTAAAACTAAAGCATTAGAAACAAAACCGGTAAAAGTTATAAAAGAAACTCTTGAAAAATACAACTCTTGGAAGGAATTAAAAGAAACTACAGATAGAAAACCTTTTTTAATAGCACTAAACAATTCTCAGGCTACCCCAAATACAGCATTTACAAAATATGTTAATTCCATAAATGGATACACAGACCTTGAAAGTTTGCGTGACGGTTTCTATAAAGAAAATGATTTTAAGCAAAATGATGTAATGTTGGTTTTAAAACCAACGGGTGTTCGTGAAGGCTCTAATCACTCAACTTATTCTAATACAGTAGAAGGGGAAGTAATAGGCGTTCCTGACATTAAAGTTGATGCTCTTGAAATTATGCCTGAAGAGATGCGTAAGAAATACGAGGGTAAAGGAAAGTCTCAACAAGCTCAAGGAGTAGCTCCTTATGGCTCAGGGGTAAGAGATGTAACCACTCCTGCATCTCGTGAGCAAGTTGATGAAGCACTATCTAAGGCTTCCGGGACTACTCAGGTTGGTAATACGCAAGGTAGTTATATTAAGGCAGCTCGTATATTAAAAGGATTAGGTGTTGTTGGCGATGTGTTAGACTACGGTGCAGGTCTAGGGTTAGGAACAGATGCAATGAGCAATGTCTTAGATAGAGATGTAGAGTCTCTTGACATAAACCCTGAAAGATGGAAGGGAGCTAAACCTGTAACTTATACTAAATCAGAGGACATCAAAAAGAGTTATGATGGAATTGTGTCTCTTAATGTTGTAAATGTTGTGCCTAAAAATATTAGAGATTTTATCATACAGGATATCTTCGATAAATTAAACGAAGGTGGTACGGCAGTTATTAGTTCTCGTGCATTTAAAGGAGATATTGCAAAGTCTAAAAATTTCGAGATAGGTCCTGAAGAAAAAAATTATATAATCAAAAGAAAAACCAAGGGGGGTATAGTAGATGTATTCCAAAAAGGTTTTGATGGGAATGAACTTGTTGATTATGCTCAAGAACTATTAGGAGACAATGCCATAGTTAAAAAGAATAATTCGTTTGGCAAGAGTGGTGTTGTAATTACTAAAGTAAAAACTACTGAGACCACTCCTGCATCTCGTGAGCAGAAGGATTTAATTGATACTATTACAGAGGCAAGGTTTGGTGGGTTTACTAATGACGAAATTAAAGACTACTTAGTTAGAGTAAGAAAATTTGCTGCTAAGAAAGTAGATGCATTATTAAAAATGAATGTTTCTGACTTTGAAGAACTTCCAAAAAGTTTTGCAAATATGAAAGGTGGCGTAAAGGAAGGTCTTAAGCTATACGATAAAGTAAAGAAATATAGAATAAAGTTAGAACAAAATAATAAGAAGCGAACTAAACTTACAAACACACAGCTTAATGAAAAAGTAAAAGAGTTTGAAAGAAAACAAAAAGAACCTATACAAAAAAAGAAAGATATAGAGATTCAGGCAAGGGAGTTCAGAGCTAAAGAAGAAGCTAGAAATAAAAAACGAAAAAATAAATTAACTCCTAATCAAATAAATGAAAAGGTAAGAGACTTTAGAGATAGTAAGCTAAAAGAGAGAACGGCTGCTATAGACGAGGCTGTACTTAAAACAGAAGAATATAGATTAAAGGAAACTAGAAAGAACGATAAAAGAAAACCAATACTCACTAGTCAGCAGATAATGGACAAGACTATTGAGTACCTTGAGTCTCAGCCTGAATTTAAAAATGAAGCAGGAGAAAGAAAGTCACTATCGATACAACAAGCAAAGATGATAGTTGAGTTCCAAAGAAACTCCAAGATAAAGCCAACCGAAACTGTTTTTGAAAAAATAGTTAAATTAAAAACAAGAATAAGAACAGCGAAAGAAGCCGAGATAGACCTGAATAAAACAAAGTCTCAGTTAAGGAACTTTATGAGGTCTGTTCTTCCTCGAACATTAAATTTAGATAAAAATACATTATTTAAAGAACTTATAGATAATATAGCTATAGCAAATGAAACAAATCTAATAAACTTACAAAAAGAGGTTTTGGATTTTGCTGTAAATGAAAACGTAAAGGCGTTAAAAAAACAATTTAATAATTTATTAAAAGGAAAATACATTGCAATTCAGAGTGGTAGACCTGTTGCAAAAACGGTTGATGCGGAAACTAAAGTTTTAATAGATGGTATAACAAACAATTTAGTTGAAGACAATGATTCAGTTACTGCCGAAGAAATAGGTGCTAAGCAGGAGAAATTAATAAATGAATTAAATGAGTTAGAAAAAATTCTAGATAAGACAAAAGAAGATGAACAAAAAATTGATGCTATTAATGTAGCAATAAATTACAATCAATCTATTTTAATGTCAGATACTGATATTAATAAAATAGATATGCTAGAAAGAGCCGTTGATTTATTTAATGGTGTTGTAACAATTGGTAAAAGTAATTTAAGCGAAATACTAAAAAAACAATCTGAGGAATATAGAGTAGAATTTGAAAGACTTTATGAGGACATTACAGGCGTATCTGTAGACCTAAACCCTGACAAAAGTCAGGAAGAGTTGGCAGAAGAAAAGAAAAAATTAGAAGAAAGAAGAATTGAAAAAAATAGAGCTGCTGAAAATAAAAAGGTTATAAATAATTTTAAAACAACATTATCAAAAATAGCAGATAGAATTGACGAAGCTCTTAATTCTAATAACTCCCTTCCTGATGTAATGACAAGAATATCTAAACTTCCCGGAGAAATGATGGGTGGTGTTGCTATGGAATTGGTTGCAGATAGAATAGACTCTGCTACTAGACTTTACAAGCAGAGGAGAATGGAAAATGAGTCTATTATAAAAGCAAAGCTAGAAGAAATTTTTGGTAAGAAATGGACTGACAAAATAAACAATTTCAAAAAAGCAAATAATGAGATAGTAATTAATCTAGAAAAATATAATAAAATTTCAGAAGATTACGACAATAATCCAAACGGTATTACTAAAAGAGCTTTAGTAAAGTCTTTAAGTGAACAGGCTAGGATATATAGTCAAAATCAAATGTACTACCTGTACAATCAGTTTAAAGACCCTTCAAATATGGCATCTTTTTCTAATATGTTTGCAATTGAACCTGTAGATACAGGCGATTCAAAAGCTGAGATAGAAAGAAAACAAAAGATAAATCAGCAAAATGCTGAAAG